TTTTATTCGGAGTATACAAATGAGTGTCGGTAACGATTTACAAGAAATGGAAGTATCTACTAAAAAATCTGTCACTGCAGTAAACAAGGGTGCCAAGCCTGGGGAAGGTATGTATAAAGCAACCATTCCTGGTGAGGGTCTTGTTAATGGAGTAGAAGATTTAGGAGGACCAACTCCCCAAAATTCAAAACCAGATGACGAGTCAAATAAGTACAAGACTCCTGCTGCTAGAATTAAAGCAGTAAGAGATGTGCAGCACAGAGGTGCAAAGGCTCCTGATCCAATGCAACATGCTAATAAAGCTGCTATGTCTTATGAAGAGACAGAAACAGAAGATGAAGATCTGGTTCTTGAGTCAGAAGAAGTTGAAGAAGATCAAGTAGAGGAAGGTGAAGAGTCTGGTGAGGAAGTAGTTGAAGAAGAAACTCTTTCTCTGAAAGAAAAACTAGACCAAATTATTGATAGTGAAATTGACTATACTGATGACATCAATGCTCTCACTGAGGGTGAAGAGTTATCAGAGTCATTTACTGCTAAAGCAGCTACCATTTTTGAAGCAGCAGTTAAGGCAAAACTTGTTGCTGCAATGGAAGTGGTACAAGAGCAGTACAAGAATGATCTTGTAGAAGAAGTTACCACAATTAGAGAAGAACTTACTCAAAGAGTAGATGCCTATCTTGAGTATGTTGCTGGAGAATGGATTGAAGAGAATGCTCTTCAAATTGAAACAGGCATTAAGTCTGAACTGTCAGAGTCCTTCATGACAGGTCTAAAAGGACTTTTTGAAGAACATTATGTAGAAATCCCTGAAGATAGATATGATGTATTAGAAGGAATGGTCGAAAGACTAGATGAAATGGAGTCAAAACTCAACGAACAAATCGAAAGAAATGTTCAACTAAATCAAAGACTAAGTGAGTCTGTAAGTGATATTATTTTCAATGAAGTTTCTGAAGGGTTAGCTTTAACTCAGAAGGAAAAACTTGCAGGTCTTGCTGAAGGTGTTGAGTTTGAAAGTGAGTCAGACTATCGTGAGAAACTAGAAACTCTGAAGGAATCATATTTCCCAAGAGCAACTGGTTCCACAAGAGAAGAAGTGCTCATCCAAGAAAATGTTGAGGATTATTCACCTCAAATGAGTGCATACTTGAGAGCAATTTCTAAATTCAAGTGAATTTTAGGTTATACTAAATATTTGTAGTTAAACAAACACTTTAACAAGACTAACAAGGAGAAAAAGCAAATGTTCCTTTCAGAACAATTGCAGAAAAAGTGGCAACCTCTTCTGGAAGCAGAGGGTCTTGATCAAATCAAGGATCCATACAGAAGAGCAGTTACCGCTCAACTGCTAGAAAACCAAGAAAGATTTTTAAGAGAAGAGAGAGCCTTCATTTCTGAGGCTGCTCCAAACATCAATACCCTATCAGGTGCAACTCCTGGTGCAGGTTCAGGTGCTGCTGGTTTCTCAGGAAACGCAACTGCTGCTGGTCCTGTAGCTGGTTTTGATCCTGTTCTGATCTCACTGATCAGAAGATCAATGCCTAATCTGGTTGCATATGATCTTGCTGGTGTTCAACCAATGAATGGTCCTACTGGACTGATCTTTGCAATGAGAACCAGATATGTTAACCAGAATGGTACTGAAGCTCTGTTCAATGAGCCAGATACTGCATTCTCAGCACAGAACAACAGTGCAAACCTTACCCAAGGTGATTACACTGGTGCTACTGATGGTGGTGTATCTGTAGGTTTTGGTACTACTGGTTTTGCTCTTGGTGGCAATGCTGCTGGTGGAAACCCTGCAGTTCTTAACTCATCAGGTGCCCTTGGAGTTGACTACAAGGTTGGTCAAGGCATGGGAACTGCTGATGCAGAAGCTCTCGGAGACGCTGCTGCTAATGCTTTCAACCAGATGGCATTCAGCATTGAGAAGCTCTCAGTTACTGCAAAGTCAAGAGCACTCAAGGCTGAGTACACCCTGGAACTGGCACAAGACCTCAAGGCAATCCATGGTCTTGATGCTGAAGCTGAGTTAGCAAACATTCTCTCAACTGAAATCCTTGCTGAGATCAACAGAGAGATCATCAGAACCATTTATAAGGTTGCTGAAGCTGGTGCACAAACCAATGTTGCTAATGCAGGTATCTTTGACCTGGATGTAGACTCCAATGGTAGATGGTCAGTTGAGAAGTTCAAGGGTCTTCTGTTCCAACTTGAGAGAGATGCTAATGCTATCGCTCAAAGAACAAGAAGAGGGAAGGGTAATGTAATCCTTTGCTCTGCTGATGTTGCTTCTGCACTCACCATGGCAGGACTTCTTGATTACACCCCTGCACTCAATGCTAACCTGAATGTTGATGATACTGGCAATACTTTTGCTGGTGTTCTCAATGGTAAGTTCAAGGTCTACATTGACCCATATTCTGCAAACCTAGCTGCTGAGCAGTACTATGTTGTAGGATACAAGGGAACCAATCCTTATGATGCTGGTCTCTTCTACTGCCCATATGTACCTCTCCAGATGGTACGTGCTGTTGGTCAGGACACCTTCCAGCCTAAGATTGGCTTCAAGACCAGATATGGCATGGTTGCAAACCCATTTGCAGAAGGTTCAGATCAAGGTCTTGGTAGAATCCAACAGAACACCAACAGATACTACAGAAGAGTACAAGTTAAGAACCTCATGTGAGTTTCTTCCTCTTCTTCAAGGACCCCTCAGGGGGTCCTTTTTTTATGGAGATAAATAGTTCAAAAAATGGCAACAACTGCTTGGGGGACTCAACCAGGAAATAGAAATTTTCTTTCTCCAGTTGGGTTTAAATTTAAATTACAAAAAGCACCTAAGGTAGACTTTTTTGCTAACTCAGCAAATATTCCAGCAATTACTTTAGGATCATCTCTTCAAACTCGTTATGGGAAAAATATTGATATCCCAGGCGATAAAATGAACTTTGATGATTTTAGTCTCAGGTTTTTGGTAGATGAAAACCTAGAGAATTATATGGAAATTCAAAACTGGATGAGAGGTTTAGGATTTCCATACAGTTTAGAACAATATGATAACTTAAGAGTGGAATCTGAATTAGATTCTGTCCCTGGGATTAACAAAGGAAGATTTTATGAAGAGTCTGATGGCACTCTTCAAATCTTAAATAGCAATTACTTAATTAGTGCACAGGTGATTTATTATGGAATGTTCCCAACATACCTTTCAACTCTGCAATTTGATGCAACAGATGAGGATATTAGATATTTTACTGCAGAGGTAAATTTCAAGTATACTTACTATAAAATAATTGATTCACTAGGCAATGATTTATGATTTCTCTTGATGAAATTCAAATAATGTGGAAAGAAGATTCAGAAATTAATATAGATGATCTCCACAATGAATCTTTAAAAGTTCCACTATTACATTCAAAATATTATGAAATTTATAACAATGTAACCCTTTTAAGAAAACAAGCACTAATAAATTTTAAAGTTAAAAAATTAGAAAGATCCAACTTTTATAGTGGAAAGGCAGATCCAGAAGTATATAAGGAAGAACCATTTCCATACAAAATTAGAGATAAAGAAGGTCTTTCAAGATATCTAGAAGCAGATGAACATCTGAATAAGATATTACTAAAAATAGATTACTATGATACAATATTAAAATATATTGAAGAAATCATAAAAATGGTTTCCAATAGAACTTATCAAATTAAAAACTCAATTGATTTTTTGAGATTCCAAGCAGGTATGTAATATGTCTGATTTAGTTATTACAAAGAAAAATGAAATCTATTTAAAGATTGACTGTGATGCTCATATCAAATATGAACTAAGTGATCAGTTTACATTTGATGTTCCTGGGGCAAAGTTTATGCCTCAGTTTAGAAGCAAGCACTGGGATGGAAAGATTCGTCTTTTCAATGTACAAACTGGAGAAATCTATGCTGGTCTTTTAGATAAGTTAATTTCTTTTTGTGATAACCACAATTATAAATTTGAATTCACAGAAAACAAATACTATGGACTTCCTGGAGAAATAGATGAATCTATTTCATATGAAGGAGTTAGAGATTATATGAAGAGCATATGCTCTCATGAACCAAGAGATTATCAAGTTCAAGGAGTTCATGATGCATTAAAATATAAAAGAAAACTTCTTCTCTCTCCAACTGCTTCAGGAAAATCTTTGATGATTTATTCTGTTGTTAGATACTTTACAGAAAAAGGAAACAGAATACTTCTTGTAGTCCCCACTACATCACTTGTAGAGCAGATGTATAAGGACTTTGAGGATTATGGTTGGAACTCATCAGAACACTGTCACAAGGTATATGGTGGTAGTGAGAGAGTCTCTAACAAATCAGTTACTATTTCTACTTGGCAATCTATTTACAAACTAGATAAAAATTATTTTTCTAATTTTGATGTTGTAATTGGAGATGAGGCACATCAATTTAAGTCTAAATCTCTGATCAACATCATGTCAAATCTTCATGATGCCAAATATAGATTTGGATTTACTGGAACTCTAGATGGATCTCAAACACACAAATTAGTTCTTGAAGGATTGTTTGGTCCAACATATAAACTCATCAAAACTGATGAACTGATTAAGAAAGGATATCTTTCTAAATTAAAAATTAAAGTTCTTCTTTTAAAGCATGAACCACAAAAAGTTAATGACTATGAAGAGGAAGTTCAATTTTTAATTGGAAATACAAAAAGAAATAAATTTATTAAAAATCTTGTTACAGATCTAAAAGGCAATACTTTAGTTTTATTCAACAGAGTAGCAACTCATGGAGAACCTCTTTATGAGATCATAAATAAGCATGTTAGTGAAAATAGAAAAGTATTTTTAATCCATGGTGGAGTGGATACTGAAGAAAGAGAATTAGTCAGAAAAATTACAGAGGAAGAAACAAATGCAATTATTGTTGCTTCTTATGGCACTTTTAGCACTGGCATCAATATTAAAAATCTTCACAATGTAATATTTGCTTCCCCAAGTAAATCCAGAATAAGAAACTTACAATCTATAGGCAGAGTACTTAGAAAAGGAAAAGAAAAAGTCTCAGCTACATTATACGACATTGCGGATGATATGACACATAATGGTAAAAGAAATTACACTTTAAATCATTTAGTTGAAAGAATTAAAATCTACAATGAAGAAAATTTTGACTATGAAATAATTACTGTAAATTTTAAAAAATAATGGAAGAAGAATTTTATGCTGCAATTAAATTAATATCAGGAGAAGAAATATTTGCATTAGTATCTCCTTCAGATGAAGGGGACAGAACTATGCTAATATTAGAAAACCCTGTTATTATAACTCCATTAATGAATAAAATGGGAATAATATCCGGTTACAAAGTTGAACCATGGATGTCTATCCCAGATGATGATATATACATTGTTGATATGTCAAAAGTCATAACTATGACTGAGATAAATGATCAGAGCATCATCAACATATATCATAGATTTAATACATCATCATCTAAAGTAACCATTGATAGGAAAATGGGACTCATCTCAAAAGTAGATGAAGCAAGAAAGAAATTAGAAAAAGCTTATAGAAATAGTTAGATATTATTTTTCTTGAAACCCTACAGAGTTATTTTAGTCACAAACAAACAACTTGTCAACTCCTTGTCAAAGGACTATAATAATGGTATTATGTGAACACTTTTAATTTTAGTTTATGTTAGCAGTAATGACCAAAGGGAAAAAAAGATCAGAGCATTATGTAAGCAATAAAGATTTTCATCTGGCTCTGGTTGAGTACAAGAAGCAAGTTATTGCTGCTAAAGAACAGGGTCTCCCTAAACCCAGGATTACCAATTATTTGGGAGAGTGCTTCCTTAAGATTGCTACACACTTATCATACAAACCAAATTTTGTCAACTACATGTTTAAGGATGACATGATTTGTGATGGCATTGAAAATTGTATTCAATACATTGATAATTTTGATGTAGAAAGAACTAATCCCTTTGCATATTTTACTCAGATTGTTTACTATGCTTTCCTAAGAAGGATTGCAAAGGAGAAAAAACAACTGGAAATTAAAACTAAAATTATTGAAAAGTCTGGATTTGATGAAGTATTCTTTGCAGATACATCTGAGTTGGGGTACAGTTCATCAGATATGAATAATATTAAAGATGGCATTAATTATAGATTTTCATGAAAGTTGCTATCATAACTGATACTCATTATAATTTTAAAAAAGGAAGTCAGGTATTTCATGATTACTTTGAGAAATTTTATAATGAAATATTTTTTCCAACTTTAAGAAAATATAAAATTGATACAGTTATACACTTAGGGGATATATTTGATAATAGAAGAGCAACTGATTATTGGAGTATAGACTGGACTCAAAGAGTGATCCTTGAACCTCTTAAAAAATATAAGGTGCACTTAGTTGTTGGTAATCATGATATCTTTTATAAGAATACAAACAAGTTGAATAGTCCTGAATTGTTGATTGGTAATTATAAGAATATCAACATATACACTAAACCAACTAATGTACAGGTTGGTGAACAAGAGGTGCTATTCATTCCTTGGATCTCCACAGACAATGAATCAGAGACCCTAGCAGCAATCCAAAACAGTTCAGCAAGGGTTGCTATGGGTCACTTAGAATTGACAGGCTTCTATGCCCATAGAGGGCACATTCAGGAAGCAGGTAGAGATAAATCTACATTTGATAAATTTGATAAAGTTTTTTCTGGACATTATCACACTAGAAGTGATGATGGGAAAATTTATTACCTAGGTAATCCATATCAATTATATTGGAATGATTATGGAGATACTAGAGGGTTTACAATTTGGGATACTGAGACTAATCAAATATCTCAAATCAATAATCCATTTGAAATGTTTAAAATTTGCAATTATGATGAAGATTCTTTAGAGGAAGATCTGAGTACATACACAGGATGTATGGTTAAGTTGATTGTAAAAAATAAAACTAATCAAAAGAAGTTTGATAAGTTTCTTGATTCTTTAATTAAGTCTCAACCTCAAGAACTTAAAGTCATTGAAACTGTAAAAATTAATGAACAGTTTGATGGTGATGAAATGGTAGAACAAGAAGATACTTTGTCTCTTCTTAAAAGGTATGTTGATGAATCTGAAATACAGTTAAATAAAAATAGAATTAAAGATCTAATACAATTGATCTATCAAGAGTCATTTCAGATGTAAAATGTACATACTAACAGTATCTGATGAAGAAAAAGAGGGAGCATTTGCAGTAGAAAATAGACATGGACAGAAAGTTCTGTTTATGTTTGAAGAAGAAGATGATGCTCAAAGATATCTTTCTATGTTAGAAGAATTAGACTATCCTGATATGGAAGTCACAGAGGTTAATCCTCAGGTTGCAATCATGGCTTGTGGCCATTTAGATTATAGTTATGCTATAATTACCCCAGATGATATTGTAGTTCCTCCTGATTATGATAAAGTTTCAGAACCTGAAATATAAAAATTTTCTTTCTTCTGGGAACTATTGGACAGAAATTAAATTAGATCAAAATACAGCAACTTTAATTGTTGGGCATAATGGAGCAGGTAAGAGCACTATTCTGGATGCTCTTACCTTTGTTTTGTTTAATAAACCTTTTAGAAAGATTAATAAAAATCAATTAATCAATACAATTAACGAAAAGGATTGTCTTGTTGAAATTGATTTTACAGTAAGTAACAAACCATATAAAATTAGAAGAGGAATGAAACCCACTCTGTTTGAAATATACAGAGAAGGAGTTTTGTTGGATCAAGCATCATCATCAAATGATCAGCAAAAATGGTTGGAACAATCTCTTCTAAAGTTAAATTATAAATCTTTCACGCAGATTGTTATTTTAGGATCTTCCAATTTTGTTCCTTTTATGCAACTTTCTTCTCAACATAGAAGAGAAGTTGTAGAGGATCTTTTGGACATCAAAGTATTTTCAACAATGAATGATGTTGCCAAAGTTAAAATAAAAGAGATTAAAGATGATATCAAAGAAAGTAGTTACAAAAAAGAAAATTTTGAAGACAAAATTGAATCTCAAAAACTGTTTATTGAAGAAATTGAAAAGAGAAAAATCAAAGATATAGAAGGAAGGCAAGGAAAAATAGTATCATTGAATACAGAAATAGATGATCTCATAGAAGAGAATGATGATATTCAACATCAAGTAAAAGAGAAAAATAATTCACTAGAGGAATTGTCTTATTCTGAGACTATGTTGAGTAAACTAGAAAAACTCAATGCCAAAATAGAACAAAAAATTTCTATTCTAATTGAAGATCACAAATTTTTTACAAGCAATAGGGTTTGCCCTACATGCACTCAAAATATTGAGGAAGATTTTCGGTTAAATAAAATTGCAGGCATTGAGGATAAAGCTAAAGAGGTTCAACAGGGACAAAAAGAACTTCAACAATCAATTGAAGTTGAAACAAAAAAACAAAATGATTTCTTAACACTTAGCAAAGAGGTAACTCAACTTAACAATGAAATTAATTTTAACAACGTTAAAATTTCTGGACTTAGAAAACAAATCAAAGAATTTGAATCAGAAATTCAAACACTTGCATCCCAAAATCAAGACACAAATACTGAGTATGCAAAGTTAAAATCCCTACAAGAATCTCTAGATACTATTCTAGAAGAAACATCTAACAAAAAAGAAGAATTACAAAACTACGAGTTTATTAATTTACTCCTTAAAGATGATGGGGCAAAGTCTAAAATTATTAAAAAGTACTTGCCAGTTATTAATAGTAACCTAAACAAGTATCTTGAAATTTTAGACTTCCCTGTAAACTTCACTTTAGATGAAGAGTTTAATGAAAAGTCTTTAAATCCAATTTATGAAGACTTCTCATACTCATCATTCTCAGAAGGGGAAAAAATGAGAATTGACTTGGCACTATTGTTTACCTGGAGAGAAGTTGCCAAGGTTAAAAACTCAATCAACACAAATCTACTAATACTTGATGAAGTCTTTGATAGCTCTCTTGATGAAGCAGGAACAGATTATTTTACAAAGATTATCAAGTTTGTAGTTAAAGATTCAAATACATTTGTTATCTCTCACAAAGTTGAAGACCTGTTGGAAAAATTTGATCAAACAATTAAGTTTGAGAAGAGAAAAGGATTCAGCATGATGGTTGACTCTGAGTAGTCAAAGTGCTATCATGTTGTTTGACAAGTTATAATTTTTGTTATGTTTGGTCCTGAAGATGAAAAAACTTACACGGACATGATTAAAAAAGGTTGGGAAATGACAGCAGATGCAACTGAAACACTTACTACTTTTGATTTGATTACTATGCCTGAAGACACAAATAAAAATGGGTTTTGGAAATACAATGAAGATAAAATTCTAAAGCAACTTGAACAGTATATCTCCAGTACTTATAGTCAACATTATGTTGATAGAACTGGTGGTGGCACTGAACAAACTTTGGATAAGATTAAACACAATCGTCGTGAAGGTTTTTGTGCTGGTAATGTAACCAAGTACATTGATCGTTATGATACTAAAGGAACACCTCGTGCTGAC